CCGGAGGTTTTTTCATCAACATTTAGTAAAAATTAAAAATATGCAACTAGATGTTGTATTTTTTCTACAACTCTGCTAGAAACTCATTAAGGCATACCAATTTATTGGCCCTTGATGCAGATTAATCTGACGATTGGCTACCGCAAGTAGCAAGCGTAGGCCCTGGCAACAGGCACACCAAAGCAAAAACCCATTTATTTTTTTACCTATTTAGGAGAAACACATGAGCATTTCATTATCTAATGCCTTTGTTACCCTTTTCGATGCTGAGGTAAAACAGGCTTTCCAGGGCAAGGCAATGCTGGTTGGTGCTGTTCGTCAGCGTAGAGGAGTAGAAGGCTCTACTGTTAAGTTTCCAAAGGTTGGCAAAGGTGTGGCTACCCCACGCATTGCACAGTCTGACGTAACCCCATTAAACGTAGCATTCTCAAATGTTACTTGTACGCTTGGCGATTGGAACGCTGCTGAATACAGCGATATCTTTAATCAAGCTAAAGTTAACTTTGATGAGCGCCAAGAGTTGGTTCAAGTATTGTCTAATGCTATTGGCCGTAGACAAGACCAATTGATTCTTGATGCTTTGGCAAACTCTAGCACATCATTAACTGTTTCTAACGATATCGGTGGTAGCGATACCAACATGAACGTAGCTAAGTTGCGTGAAGCTAAGAAGTTGTTGGATAAAAATAACGTACCTCCAGAGGGCCGTCATATTATCCTCCACGCAAATGGTTTGGCATCGTTGTTGTCTGAGACAGCAGTAACCAGCTCTGACTTCAATACTGTTAAAGCACTTGTTGCCGGTGAAATCAATACGTTCTTAGGCTTTACTTTCCATATCCTTGGTGACCGCTCTGAGGGTGGCCTAGCAGTTGATGGTTCTTTAGACCGCACTTGCTTTGCTTTCCACAAAGATAGCATCGGCTATGCAGAAGGTATCGCCCCACGCACCGAAATTAATTACATCCCTGAGAAGACATCGTTCCTCGTGAACAGCATTTTCTCTGCTGGTGCAATTACTATCGATGCTGAAGGTATTGTCCAAATCACCGCTCGTGAATCTTAATCTAAGGAGAGACTGATATGGCATATTCTGATACTGGTTTAGTAACTGTATGTGCATCGAAGGCTGGTAACGCACCATCGATGTATTTGTATAAAACTGCTGATACCCAAGCTACTGTTAACACAGTTGGTTATTTTGCATCTTTAAAAGACGTGTTAAAAGTTGGTGACATTTTGTTTGTATATGACACCACTACACCAAGTCTTGTATTAACTTACGTTAACTCAGTAACGTCAAGCACAGTTGACATTGCTGATGGTACAACTGTAAGTGCAACCGATACTGACTAATAGTATCTAGTAACAAGATGGGCTATTGCTGGCAAAACTGGCGATAGCCCATTCTTACATTGGAGATTTAGATGGCAGCTGGCGATACCGCATTATCAATATGTTCTGATGCTTGCGTAATGTTAGGCGCAAAGCCTATCTCTTCATTTAACGAGGGAACAGACGAGGCATCCATTGCTGACCGCTTATACCCAAATATACGAGACCAAGCGCTTATGCTTTACCCTTGGTCATTTAGCTTTAAAAAGACTTCTATTGCTCGATTGGTAACAACCCCTACTAATGAGTACCGCTACGAATATCAACTGCCTGGAGACCGATTAGGATCTCCTAGAGCGGTATACGACAGTAGTGCTACCGGCATCCCGCCACGCAAAGAATATCGGATCATGGGCAGTAAACTGTTGACCGACTATGAGGCTGTTTACATTGACTATCAATACTCGGTGCCTGAGTACGATATGCCACAGTATTTTGTGCAGTTGCTCAAGTACATGATAACTTGGCACCTTGCTTTGCCTATTACAGACCAAACAGAGAAGAGCCAGTATTGGCAGTCTGTTGCTGTTGGATCACCAGCTGAGAATGGCAGAGGTGGTTATTTAAGACAGGCTATGAACATTGATGGCCTTAACCAACCAACCAACGCTATTAACGATTTCTCACTTATTGCTGTGAGGTATTAATGGCTCGCTTTGTCTCCATCCAGACAAACTTTTCTACTGGCGAATTAGATCCATTGCTCCGAGCAAGGGTTGATTTAACTGCCTATCAGAATGCATTAGAAGAAGCTACCAACGTGGTGTGTCAGCCACAAGGTGGCATTAGACGTAGACCCGGCACCAAATACATTTCATCCTTGCCAAACAGTAGTACAGAGTCTGCTGGCAACGGAACCCGCTTAGTTGAGTTTGAGTTCAGCACATCGGATTCCTATATGCTTTGCTTTACGCATAATCGGATGCACGTCTTTAAGAATAAGACTTTAATTACCGCTATTAATGGTGGAGCTAATGCTTACCTAGATACGTCTGGAGTTGGCTTAACTGGCGCACGATTAGCTAATATTGTGTGGACTCAGTCAGCAGACACCTTAATCGTAGTACATCCCGATATCAATCCAATCAAAATTGTACGAGGAGGTACAGATGCTACCTGGACTGCTACTGCTATTACCTTTGATTCTATTCCAAAGTATGCTTTCACCGCTACTTTTTCTAATCCAGCCGGTACGCTAACACCATCGGCTGTATCGGGTAAGGTTACATTAACTGCCAGCTCCTCTGTATTTGTTGCTGGTAGTGTTGGCCAATATGTCAACGCATCTCCACAAGGTAGAGCCAAGATTGTTAAGTACACATCTGGCACCTCGGTAGATGCGATTACAGAGTTTCCATTCTTTAACACATCTGCTATTGCTAATGGCTCGTGGGAATATGAATCAGGCTATGAGGATGTATGGAGCGCTGGCAAAGGATATCCACGCTCGGTAACATTCCATGAAGGCCGTTTATATTTCGGTGGCTCTAAGTCTCGTCCATCTACTATATGGGGTTCTAAGGTTGGATTGTTCTTTGACTTTGATGCTACCGAGGGATTGGATGACGATGCGGTTGAGGCTACACTAGACACCAACACATTCAACGCTATTGTTGACATTATCTCTGGTAGAGACTTACAGGTATTTACAACAGGAGGTGAATTCTATGTTCCTCAAAACGGCCTTGACCCAATTACTCCAACAAATTTCTTTGTTAAAACAGCGAGCCGTAACGGCATTAAAGAGGGTGTGCGGGTTCAGCAATTAGAGTCTGGCACCATATTTGTACAGAGACAAGGAAAGTCATTAAATGAGTTTGCTTATACGGATACGCAACTTACATACGTCACGCAGAAGATATCGCTACTTGCTGGCCATCTCTTGCGTACTCCAACTCGCATGGCTTTGCGTAGGTCTGTGGCTACTGATGAGAACGACTTACTGTTAATTACAAATGCTGACGATGGCACAATGGCTGTGTTTTCGCTATTGAGAGCGCAAAACGTCATTGCTCCATCCGAGTTCATTACTGTAGATGGATCCTTTGTAGATGTTGGTGTAGACATCTCAACCATTTATGTAGTGGCCAAGCGCAATGTAAACGGCACGTTCCAATACTTTGTAGAGGCCTTTGATAACGACTTGCTGACTGACTCCTCCAAAACTGGTGGAGTTGCTGCATCTGTCTCAATGAGCCATGTAGCTACAGAAACAGTTAACGTCATTCTTGATGGATCTGTACAAGCAGACCAAGTAGTACCAGGCGGTGGCACAGTAACATTCCCACGCTCATCGGCTACAAGTTATGAGGTTGGATTACCAATTACAGTACGAGCTGTAACCATGCCGGTAGACCTAAAGCTGCAGACAGGCACACGCATTGGTTTTAAGAAACGGATTGTTGAAGTTAACGCTTTGGTGGCCGATACGCAGCATTTAAAAATTAATACAATCCAAGTTCCATTTAGAGCGCTTGGTTCTATTTTGGATGAGCCAGTTGCTGAGTTTACTGGAACAAAAACATTGCATGGAATCTTAGGCTATACGACTGAGGGCAAGATTACAATTGAGCAAGACGTGCCATTAAAAATGACATTGCTTGGTTTAGAGTACAAAGTAGCAACACATCAGGGAACTTAATATGAGATTTTCTAGACAAGACCTTAAAAACTTTGATGGCCCAATCGGTGATCCATTTAATGGCCCAGCAGTAAACAAATATATTGGACAAAAATACCAAGACCCAGTTACGGCTACTGTTATTGCTGTTTCTTTAACTGCTGTTAGCGCAGCTGGTTCTATTGAGGCTGGCAAAGCAAGAAATAAAATGTATCAAATGCAAGCCAAGCAAGCCGAGGTTGAGTCTGACCGCAGAGCTGTACAGTATGAGTTACAGGCTAACGAAATCCTAAGACGTACCAACCAAGCTAACGCAGCTGTGGTGGCTCGTGGCTTTGCTGGTGGTACACAAGGCTTTGAAGGATCCGCTGGATTGATACAGCAAATCAACAATACTCGTGGCGGTAAAGAGTTTATGTTTGCCTTACAAAATGCAGACATGACTAAGCGTAGTGGTTTAATTCAAGCAAGCCTCTACGAAGGAGCCGGACAGATTGCTGAACGTGCTGGATACTTTGATGCTGCTGGTAAGCTAGGCTCTGCTGCATTTATGGGCAGTAAAATTGGTGGCCCTCCTGGCGGTGGCGGTGAGTTCCGCACAACTGGTGAAGATTGGGGTAGTTAATGGCTGAACTTCCACGTTACCAACCAACTGGCTATTTGCCAGCAGATGTTCCACGTCTAGACTTTGCCAACATCAAAGAGTCTGTGGCCATGACTCAGGGTATTAATTCTGCATTAGACAGGCTATCAAACTTTGCTTTTAAAGAGGCAGAGGAAAGAGCAAGACGTGAGGGTATGCAATGGGCACCAGAAAACCAGCCAACAACAGAACAGGTGATGGCTGCTAAAGATGATCCAGATGCATTGCAAAAATTGT